CTCATCAAACATGGGTAAATAGTATAACTAAACAATGCGACCAATTAAAAATTGGATTGAAAGCATATAGATACTTGAGTGAAGCAATAGAACTTGCAACTGAACTAGGTATTGAAATAGAGGAAGCTGAATTGATTAGAACTAACTCAACAGGCTTAACTATATACAATCCTAAAAATCTAGCTGATATGATTAAAGGCTTAAAGAATAACAAACCTTTAACATTAGCCCAGAAAATAGAGGCAAGAAAAAAATATGAAGAAAGTGTAAATTAACATTTGACAAGGGCTATCCTATAATATAGGATAGTCCTATAACCAATACAGGAGAAATAACATGGAACTAAACAAACAATTCACAATCACTTATTATTCTAACAAGGATAAAAAGCACATAACAAGACGTGGCAAGTGGACAGATAAATGTAGATATTGGACTAGCAAAATTGGAGATAGTTTAATAACATACTTTGACATGGACAAAGAACAATACAGAACTGCAAAAGGCAGTTGGAAAGTGAGGTTATAATATGGAAGATAGTATATTAAAACTAATTACAATCGGCTATGCTTTAGGCATAGCCATTGTAGGTGTTATGGCTTATCTTGGTATCAAGGGAACTAATGAAGCTATAGATTATCAAAACAGTAGATTAAGACAACACGACAAATGGAGAAAAAATGACACAACTAACTGATGAGCATTTTGAATTGCACACTAAAAATAAAGCTGAGCAATATGAAAGACAAAAGATTAAATTCTTAGAAGATAGAATTAAAGTCTTAGAAAACGCAATAGAAAGTCATGCTAAAATCTTAGCAAGATTTCAAATGACAGAAGGAGAACAATCATGAGTGAATACGTCTGGTGCCATGGACCAAGCTGTCATACTCAACATACTCAAGATAGAATACGAGGTGTTAAGGGTAGTAAGGTCTTAAGAACTAAAAAGATAAAACAATTTAATACTCAACATACTAACTTCTATAATTATTTTTGTAGTCAAGGCTGTTACAATGACTTTGCTCATAAGTATGTTCAACAAGTAATTGCTATTGCACCAAGGACCGAGCCTTTGGAAACACCAATAGAGGTTACCAAGGAACAGCGACAGTATGGGTGGAGAGACGGAACTTATACAGAAACTGTAATTAATAGGGTTGACAACAATGGTGGATAGTATAGGATAACCATATTAACTTATACAGGAGAAATAACATGACAAAAATAGCCGACACAATAATGGAAACAGGTTACACATTCCAACAGGAACAGTTGCTACATGCATTGGAGAACCAAGTATGTACAGGTCTGTTGATGTGCAATCCAAGAGTGACAGGCTTTACATCGTTTGCAAAAGCTGTGCTTAATTTTATCAATGATAAGAAAGCGCCTAAGACTAAGAATAACTTATACAAGTACTTAGTTGATAACGGTTACTATGAGGGTATACATAAATTCTCTTGGTCCAAGAGATAATAACTATTGACAGGGCTATCCTAATAAAATAGGATAGTCCTACATTAACTTTATACAGGAGATATATGAAAAGAAAAACTATTAAAGCCGAGTACATGCCAGGCGGCAGCAAGCGACAAGAACTATTGGACTCAGTTCCAGATTACTTGTTAAAACCTGGAGCGGACCAGGCAACAAAGCATATGTTTTGCATTGAGATGTTAAAGCTTTCCGAAACAGAATACCTGGAAGCATTGAACAAGGCAACCAACGGCGGAGTAGTAGCGTCCGCCTGGAATTAATAACAGTTGACATAACTATCCTATCAATGATAGGATAGTTATATATTAATCAATACAGGAGATATATGAAAACAATTAAATACAATAACAAAGAATACAAACTACCATTTGATGTTGAGTTACCAGAAGACCCAACAGTTGAGGTTGAGGTTAAGAATAGATTTACTGGTGAAGCAACTACAATGCCAGAGTTTGCAGTTGCAGTATATGACGCAATCATAGGCAGTGAGATGTTCGGTGATTATGATACAGTTCGTAAAGGATTGGACTGGTTCAAGCAACACTTTGCAAAACAATACATGGTAGTACTAGACTAATCACATACATGTGTGGTCCTGTTGGACCACACTCACACAACCCTAGGTTGTGCGCCCGCACACAATACATAATCAATAGAGGTACCACACCCAATCCCAATTAACTTTGTAACTATATAAACGATACACCTTTATATAAAAAGGGGTCCCACTACTTCAGGTTGTATTGCTTGTTTTAGACAGATAAGACTGCTATAATACTTCTTCACCTTGAAAAGTGCAAAAAAATTTTATAAAATTTTTTATGAAACAAAATATAGATATAAGTAAATTACCATCTGACATTAGAACAGAGTACAAGCGTCTAAAAGTAATGCACGCTGAGAAAAAAATTCAAAGAAAAGCAAAAGATGATTTTATGTCGTTTACAAAAGCTGTTTGGCCCGAGTTTATTGAAGGAGCGCACCATAGAGTTATTGCTCAAAAATTTAATGACCTTGCAACTAAGAAAATAAATAGATTAATTATTAATATGCCACCCAGACACACTAAGTCTGAGTTTGCATCTTACCTACTTCCAGCATGGATGGTGGGCCGTAATCCAAAACTCAAGATCATTCAAGCAACCCACACAGGAGAGTTAGCCGTAAGGTTTGGTCGTAAAGCTAAAACACTAATTGATAGTGATGAATATTCTAAAATATTTGACACAACACTTAGGGAAGATTCTCAGGCTGCAGGAAGATGGGAGACTGCTCAAGGTGGAGAGTATTTTGCAGCGGGTGTTGGTGGAGCAATCACGGGCCGTGGTGCGGATTTACTAATTATTGATGATCCACACTCGGAGCAAGACGCAATGAGTCTTAACGCGTTTGATAATGCGTATGAATGGTATACATCGGGTCCACGTCAAAGGCTTCAACCGGGTGGACAGATAGTTTTAGTTATGACGCGTTGGTCAAAAAAAGATTTAACAGGTATTTTATTAGATAATCAGAAAAAAGTTAAGGGTGATCAGTGGGAAGTGGTTGAATTTCCAGCAATCTTGGACCACGGAGATAAGAAAAAACCTGTTTGGCCAGAATATTGGAAATTATCAGAGTTAGAAAGTGTTAAAGCAACGCTTCCGGTTGGAAAATGGAACGCACAATGGATGCAAGAGCCAACTTCTGAAGAAGGAGCACTAATTAAACGTGAATGGTGGAAGAAATGGGATAAAGAATTTTTACCAGACGTTAGTTACGTAATTCAAAGCTATGATACGGCTTTTTTGAAGAAAGAAACGGCCGATTACTCTGCAATCACTACTTGGGGTATATTTTACCCTACTGAAGATAGTAAACCTAATATAATTTTGCTAGATGCGATAAAAGAGCGTTATGAGTTTCCAGAACTGCGTCGTGCCGCATTAGAGCAATATAAATATTGGAATCCGGATATGGTGATTGTTGAGCAGAAAGCATCTGGAACCCCACTAACTCACGAACTTAGACAAATGGACATTCCGGTGATGACTTTTACTCCAAGTCGTGGTAATGATAAACATGTTAGAGTAAATTCTTGTGCACCGTTATTTGAGGCCGGTTTAATTTGGGCTCCTGATGAACAGTTTGCAGAAGAGGTCATTGAGGAATGTGCGTCATTTCCTTATGGCGATCATGATGACTTAGTCGATTCTATGACTATGGCTATTATGCGATTTAGGCAGGGAGGCTTCCTACCCCACCCAGAGGATTACGAAGACGAAATACCAGAACCAAGGAAGAAGGAGTACTATTAATGTCGGCAATAAAATTTATACAAGGTGTAGCTAGAAAATCATTGACCAAGAACCAAGGTTCAGGGATTACAACTATACCCGGTGCTATGCAATCAGAAGCTAAAGCCGCAGAGATTGTAGCATTGTTACAAAAAGCAGGAATTCCAATGAATCAATTAGATGATTTTATTAGATCAGAAGCAGATGTTTTAAAATTCTTAAATATAATTGAATCTGCAAGCAAACCTAAAGTGTATTCCGGTCAAGCAGCCATAGATCAATTGAATAAAATTTTTCCTAAAAAAGGTGAGGTTATAGAGTTTCCACAAAAAACAAGTTTTAAAGAACAAGTAGAAGCCATGAAAAAAAGTGGTGACATTGTAGATCCTAATAATCTTAAAAAAAATGACAAAGTCCTTCAAAGAGATATGTTTAATAATTCTAGTTTAAACCAACCTGGTGAAACTAATATTTTTAGTAACAAGTATCTTAATGATTTAGATAAAAAAATTATTGACAGCGATGCTTTTGGATATAGTCAAAAAGAATGGAACAACCTCAGTAATTCCAGCAAAGAAAAATTTAGAAGACAATTTGATAGCAACTATGAGGACGCTATGGAAAATACTAAAATGGCTCCTATTGAAACTATTAAAACAGACACTGTTACTGATACAATCACATACATAAAAACTTTAGAACCAATAAAAGCTATGAAAGAAGCAAATTCTATTATTGCTAGAAAAGGTAAGTATAAAGATTTAACACCAGAACAATCTAAAAAAATATTACAAGATACTGAAGATCATATTTTTCAAAGAGACCCTGATAACCTATATGACTATGATCCAGAAGACATGGCCAAAGGCGGACGTGCAGGTTACGCAGTCGGTAATCAAGTTATGCCAGAGGTAGATGCAAGAATGAAAAATACCTATGAACAAAATATTAAGTTAAATGAAATTCAAAGAAACATGCAAGACAGAGTTAGAAAAGGAAGTAAAACCCAAGGATTAGAAATAGGTCAACTAGGGGATATGTATGGAAAAAAAACTACCTCTTATCCTATGAATAGCCCTGATTTAAAACCTAATGAAGCAAATTTATATGGTGCAGCTACAAACATGGGTCTAAGACCAGAACAAATTAAAGCTGTAGCTTATTTTAATACTTTACAAAAAAATTATGGAGATATGGGAATGATGGGTGCACCAATGGCCGGTCTTGGGGGTGTAGGTCCTATGGGCGGTGGTCTAGCAAGTTTTACAGGAGTAGCTCCTGGCACAAGTCCATTTGCAATGGAAAAATTTTTTAAAACACCTGCTGAACAATTTGCTCACTATCAAGAAGGTTTAAGAAGAAGCATGATGTTGAACCCTAACTCAGGAATTTATTTTAATGCTGACAAAACTTATGATGCTGGAGACTATGTTTCTCCTAAAGGTATTTATACATTTAACGATCCTGATCCTAATGAAAGACGTGGAATGATGGTTGATGGTAAAGAATATGCATCAGAACAAGATGCAATTGATGATATGGGGATTGAAAGATATAATCAATTTATGGCAAAAGGCGGACGTGCAGGATACTACACAGGGGGTATGGTTGACGTTGAACCGAGTCTCGATGACATTGGACATGGCTCAGACTCCTTGATGGCTAGAACTAGATTAATGTCACCAGGAGCACAAGCTACAACATCAACAGGATTAAATTATTTGCTTGCAGAAGATAATGACAACATGAGAGTTCCTTTTTCAGCAGGTGGTGGTGGAAGACGTGCATTTTTAAAATTACTTGCAAGTATAGGTGGTGGCGCAGCAGCATTTAAATCAGGATTATTATCTTTAGGTGAAGGTGGTACTAAAAAAGCTGTAACAGAGACTGTAAAACAAGCTGCAGGATCCGGCGGACAAGTTCCTCCATACTTTTTTAAACTTGTAAATAAAATTAAAACACTAGGTGATGATGTAACTCAAACTAAATCTTTAGCAGATAGGCAAAAAGTTACAAAATATAAAGATTTTGAATTAACAGAAGATGTTACAACCGGACAACAAACAATTCAAAGAATGAAACTGGTTGATGATGTTGATGCACCTAGTTACTATGGTAATCCTTTAACCGAAGAAACTTACATGAGTTATAAACCTGGAAAAGGTCAGGCTGATGAAACGATGAAAGGTAAAAATCCACCAGATGAGTACGAAGAAGGCACAGCTTATTTAAGAACTGATAGAGAATATGCAGGAGAGGTTGTTGATGAGATGTCTGGTATTTCTGATGATATATTTAAAGAAGTAGGGGAAGAAGTACCTGAAGCTATTAGAAAAACAAAAGCAGACGCAAAAGCAGACGGCGGCCGTATTGGTTTATTTTTAGGTGGAGGATTAACAGCAGGAAAAGGATTAGCCAGAGAGATGTTAAAATTTATGTCTAAGGGAAGCACCAACGCTAAAAGCCCAAAAGAACTATTACAACTGTACAATCCTAAACAGTTTAACAAACTATTAGACAACCCTGCGTATACCGGTAAAATTAGTCCTAAAACTGGAGAAACTGCAGATGAAATGATTTTAAATATAATTGATCAAACAAAAAACGATAGATCTAGTATGGTGGGTGATCTTATAGGAAGTGCAAGAAAAATTAAAAAAGTAGATGATGATATTGAAAAATACAAACAAACAATAATAAAAAAAATGTTAGATGGTGGCATAGATGAAGACACAGCATATTCGTTTGCAGAAAAGATGGCAAAAGAAATGAAAGAAGCTGCTGCTCCACAACTAACATCCTCTCCTCCTAAAGTTACAGAACAAGGTTTATTAGAATTAGAAAACATACAAAAAAATTTATTAACTAAAGATCGTCAGCTACAAGCAACCGGTGGCTTAGCTACTATGTTAGGGGAATAATGGACGACATTTTAAGTCAAATCATAGCCTACGCTCCTGATAAAATAGACACAGAATTAAAAGCAAGAGCCCTGGTCCAAGCACCACGGAACATAGACCAAGAACCACGGAACATAGACCAAGAACCACGGAACATGTACAACCAAGGTTCATCCGTAGATCATGCAGTAAGAAGCGTAGATCCAGAACGAGATTCATTTAAAAAAATAAGCAACGTACTAGGTGCTTATAGAAGATATAGAAGAGGCGAGAAAAACCCTGCATTAAACTTTAATCAATTCTTCGAGTTATATTCAACAGAGAATTTCGCGACCGGTGGATCAGCTGGTCAGCTAGTACAACCCAATGCCGACGGATCACGGCCCGGGTATGGTGGTCCAGGTAGTGGTGCTAAACCAGGAGTCAGTAAACCTGTTGGTCCAGGAACTGCAAATCCAAATTATGTTTCACCAATGAAAAATCCTGAAACTGTGGCTAAACTAACAAAAATAAATAGATTAAAATATCAAAAAACACCGGTTGGTGAAAGATTACAATGGATAGCTAACAATGGTAAAAATTATAATAATCCTGAAAATTTTATTAAAGCTTATGAGAAACATTTTAATCATAAGATAGGATCTAAAAAAGATGTTCTTTTTAATACACCAGGTAAAAAAGCTCTTACACAAATTGATAATTTAATGAATACAGGAAGAGCTGCACAAGATTTATTTACACTTAAAAAAGGATATAATGAAGAAGAACTATTTAAAGCTTCTATGATTCAAAATAATCCTGAAATAAAAAAAGAATTTAAAAATTTATTTAAAGACATACATAAAGACGTAAGTTTTTATTCTGAATTAGGACCAGAAGGTATTGTCGAAAGATTAAACAAGGGTAAATTATTAAAAGAATTTGATTTTATTAAATACGGAGTAGGTTCTGGAATTACAAGAAATAGTTTATTAAACACATCAGGAGTGCCAACAGAACATTTAACTTCTTATCAAAATGTAAGAAAACCATTACAGTCATTGTCACAAATTATAGAAAATTTAAAAAACCCATCTTTTGCAAAACAATATAAAATTAGTCCAACAACAGCTACAAAAGTAAGAGGACAATTAGAGAATTTTTTTAAAGGAGAAAAAGGACTTCAAACAGATATAAAAAAAATAAATAATCAATTAGGTGATGTAAAATTTAATAATATATTTGGTGGAGTAAATTTTGAACACACTTTAGCAAAACAATTTGGAAAAGATTATAAATATCTACCTAGAAATTATTTATTAAAAGGTCAGTTTACAACAAAAAATTTTAATATGATGAAAAAAGATGCGTTTGATTTACCATTAATTAAATTAATGAAACAATACGAACAAGGTAAAGTTTCTGGTGCAAAGGTGCAAGAATTTATTGATAACTTTAATGCTAAAACAAATAACTACGCTGATTTTAAATTTGATGTAGACAAAGGAAAACTTGGTTACACCGATACAAAAGTGTCTTACGATTTAAGTAGATATGATAATCCAAATGTTGCACGACAGGAATTAATTGACAATATTAAATTAACACAGTCTAACATTTTTCAAAAAGGAATGAAAGATACGGTAGGATCAAGTAATCAATTAAAATTATTTAAATCAAAAGAAGCTAAAGAAATATTATCTCAGTTAGAAAAACTAGGTTGTGGTAAATCTGCTGGTGGTAGAATTATGTTTGGTAATGGTACAACATGTGCAATAAAAGGTAGAGAAGTTTTAGAAAAAGGATTAAAAAACGGATTTAAAAAATCTGACGTTGGTCTTGCACAAAAAATTTTGGGTACTGGTAAATTTTTAAAAGACGCTGTATCGCTTAGAGGTTTATTAGGTCCTGCAGCTTTGGCATTTACTGCAGCAGCAGAAGCAGGTCTTGTTGGTTATGATATGTTATCAACAGGTAAATCATTTAGAGAAGCAGTCGGTGATAGTGTATTTAATTATGCATTAGGTGATAAAACTAAAATAGATTCTGTAGAAGAAAGAGACAAAAGAATGGTAGCAGAAGGTATGACTCCAGAGCAAATGGGTAAAATAAAATACTTTGAGTCTATGATGAATGATATGCAAACAGGTTTTAAAAACTATGATAATATAAAAGACTTAGAGAAAAAAATTGAAGATAACACATTAAATGAACAAGTTAATCCTGAGTTTTTTCCTAATCAAGCTTTTCAATTAGATACCCAACTAGATAAGGCACAAGCAGAAAATCAAGATTATTTTAGAACTAATAAAGTAGGTGGATTAGAAAATTACTTTACAACTAAAGAAGATGGAACAATGCCTTTTGCACAAGGAGCATCAACTTTAGCAGAAGGATTAAGAAGAAACGAACTTGCACAATTACAGTCTGTAGATAACCCACTACAAAGTAGAAAAGGTGATGAAAAAAGATCTGCGAGAATACGAGAACTTATGTTACAAAATCCAGATGTAAGAAATTATATGGGACCATATCCAAGTAATTACGGATTTATGGAAGGAGGCATAGCTAGTCTAAATGTCAATAAAAAAAAATAAAACACAAAATAAGAAAAACCCAACACTTGCAGCTAAGAATCCTGCATTTAAATGGTGGGCAGTGCCCCCTAAAAAGGGACCTCTATCACAGGGGTTGAAATTACCATCAAAACAAGTTAAGAAAGCATAGGAGAAAATATATGGCAGATATAGATAAAGCTCTCCCTAACGAACGACCTGAAAATATTGTTGCAGAAGAGGTTAACGTTGAGGAGATTGAAGACACTGGAAACGGTCCTGTAGAAATTACTGAAGACGAAGAAGGAGCTACAATTGATTTTGATCCTTCAAAAGTTGATATGCCTGAAGATGGCGGAGATCACTTTGCAAATTTAAATGAATTACTTCCCGAAGACGATACTGATGAAATTGGTAATCAGTTACAAAACGATTACATGGAATACAAAATGTCTCGTAAAGATTGGGAAAGATCTTACATTAATGGTTTAGATTTATTAGGATTTAAATACACAAACAGAACTGAACCTTTCCAAGGAGCAAGTGGTGCAACTCACCCTGTGCTGGCTGAAGCTGTAACACAATTTCAAGCGCTAGCTTACAAAGAATTATTACCTGCAGATGGACCTGTTAGAACAATGGTAATGGGTAAATCAGATCCACAAAAAGAAATGCAGGCACAAAGAGTTAAGAATTTTATGAACTATCAGATCATGGATCAGATGAAAGAATATGAAACTGATTTTGATCAAATGTTATTTTACCTGCCACTATCAGGTTCTACATTTAAAAAAGTTTATTACGACGATTTATTGGGACGAGCAGTAAGTAAATTTGTTCCAGCGGATGATCTTGTTGTTCCATATACGGCTACCTCATTAGACGATGCGGAAGCAGTCATCCATGTTGTCAAGATGTCAGAAAACGATTTAAGAAAACAGATGCTATCTGGATTCTATTCTGACATCGAATTGACAAAACCAACAGGCACAGTCACTAACGAACTTGAAGACAAAGAGAGAGAAGTTGAAGGTGTCACAAAATCCCAAAGAGTAGATCCTTTGTATACAATTCTAGAATGCCACGTTGATTTAGATTTGGAAGGATTCGAAGACCTTGGCCCTGACGGAGAGCCAACGGGAATAAAATTACCTTACGTCGTTACAGTCGAAGAAGGTAGTAGGAAAGTATTGTCTATAAGACGAAACTTTGCGCCCAATGATCCAAAGAAAAATAAAATCCAATATTTCGTCCACTTCAAATTTCTGCCAGGACTAGGTTTTTATGGCTTAGGATTAATTCATATGATTGGCGGATTGAGCCGTACTGCAACTGCGGCTCTCCGTCAGTTATTAGATGCTGGGACATTATCAAACCTACCCGCAGGATTTAAACAAAGAGGCGTTAGAGTAAAAGACGACTCTACAGCGATTCAACCAGGAGAATTTAAAGATGTTGACACTCCAGGTGGTAATCTAAAAGATGCTTTCGTATTCTTACCTTACAAAGAACCATCAGCTACATTATTGCAGTTAATGGGAATTGTAGTTCAAGCAGGACAAAGATTCGCGTCCATTGCTGACATGCAGGTTGGTGACGGGAATCAACAGGCCGCTGTTGGTACAACCGTAGCTCTTTTAGAACGTGGTTCAAGAGTAATGTCAGCAATCCATAAAAGACTTTACGTAGGTCTTAAACAAGAATTTAAATTACTCGCTAAAATATTTGGTGAGTCTTTACCACCAGAATATCCTTATGATGTTCCTGGTGCATCTAGAAATATTAAAGCAACAGACTTTGATGAAAGAGTAGATGTATTACCAGTAGCTGATCCTAATATATTTTCAATGAGTCAGAGAATTTCATTAGCACAAGAACAATTAAGATTAGCAACTTCTAACCCACCTATGCATAACATGTACATGGCGTATAGAAGTATGTATGAAGCAATAGGTGTAAAAGACATAGATAGAGTTTTACCACCACCTCCACCAAATCAACCTAAAGATCCTGCAATGGAACATATAGATGCAATGGGACAAAAAGCATTTCAAGCTTTTCCAGGACAAGATCATAGAGCACATGTCACTGCTCACTTAAACTTTATGGCAAGTAATTTTGTTAGAAACAATCCTAGCATTACTGCAGCGTTAGAGAAAAATATTATGGAACACATATCATTGATGGCACAAGAACAGGTACAATTAGAGTTTCCACAGGAAATGCAAATGTTACCACAGCTACAACAAATGGCAGTTCAAAACCCACAAGCACAACAACAGCTACAACAAATATCTCAAAAGATAGAAGCCAGAAAAGCGTTATTGATTGCTGACATGACTGAAGACTTTATGAAGGAAGAAAAACAAATTACTTCTCAGTTTGATCATGATCCATTACTTAAATTAAAACAAAGAGAAGTTGATTTAAAAGCTATGGAAGCTGAACGTAAGACAAAAGAAGATGAAGCTAGAATCGATCTAGATAGAGCTAAAATGGTTCAAGCAAAAGATCTAAATGATAGAAAACTTGATCAGAATGAAGATTTAGCTCAGCTAAGAGCTGATACAGCCATTGAAAAATCAATGATGTCTGCAGACGTTAAATTAACATCAGATGCTATGAAAGCTAGAGATGTAAATGTCTTGAAAGGGCTTAAAAATTAGTATATTAAATAAATAGGAGAAAATTATGAAGGACCCAAAAATAACAAAAGCAGTTGGAGTAAACAAAGATGGTTACGCTAGTGGCGGAGTTAAAGTAGAAGAGTCTTCTCAAAACTTGCATTTAGATCCTAGATCTAAATCAAGTATCAGAGGAAAAAGCTACATTGCTCAAGGCGACACGGTTACTGTTAAAGGTACTAAAACTAGAAAACCTCAAAAAGCTACTTGGTTTTAATATGTGGTTATCGGCAATTAAATTAGCCGTTTCTGCAGGCTCACACATTTACAAAAATAAGCAACAGACAAAGATGCTTATGTCGGATGCTGCTATGAAACATGCTCATAAAATGAGTACTGGAGAATTAGAGTATTCTGGAAAATTACTAGAAGCGAGACAATCGGACTGGAAAGACGAATTTATTTTGCTTTTATTGTCAATTCCAATCATAATGTTGGGATGGTCAGTCTGGTCAGATAATCCTGTACATATGGAAAAAATGGAGTTATTCTTCTTCCACTTTGGAAATTTACCATTTTGGTATCAAACAATTTTTGTCGGCGTCATTGCATCCGTCTATGGACTTAAGGCAACAGATCTGATAAAAAGAAAATAATAAGGAGAAAATATTATGAGAAACGATTATGGAACAAGACCTTACAAACCAAGATTTGTAAAAAATGCTTCTAAGAAAAATAAAGTTGCTTCTAAGAAAAATAAAAACAAAAAATCTTAATTAATGTTTAAATCTGTTAAAAAATTCATATGTGATATATTTCATATAAAAGCATGTCAATGTGATGAAGTAGATGAGCATATTGAATACTATACAAAAACACTTGAGCCGGATGTACCGGTTCTAATACAATCATGTCCTGGACACAGATATTTTAAAAAAAGATGTCTTGCTTGTCAGGCTGCACAAAAAGGATAATAAAATGAAAAAACAAACAAAAAAGAAAAGTAAATTTCCAGATCACTCAGGTGATGGTAAAATTACTAAAAAAGATATTTTAATGGCAAAAGGAATTATTCCTAAAAAGAAAAAGAAAGTAAAAAAATAATGGCTAAAGATACTCACAAAACTAAAGACGGACGTACAGCTAAAAAAGGGCTTTGGTATAATATTGCTATGAAGAAAAAACGTGGTGAAAAAATGAGAGCTAAAGGAGCTAAAGGAGCACCTACCGCTAAAGCAATTAAAAAAAGTCAAAAAACATCTAAGAAAGCATAATGGCTACTGCAGCTTGGACTAGAAAAGAAGGTAAGTCTGCATCAGGTGGATTAAATAAAAAAGGCGTTGCATCTTATAGAGCAGCTAATCCTGGATCAAAATTAAAGACTGCTGTTACCACTAAACCATCAAAATTAAAATCAGGATCCAAAGCTGCAAAAAGACGTAAGTCATTTTGTGCTAGAATGTCTGGTATGAAAAAAAAATTAACTTCTGCTAAGACTGCAAGGGATCCAGATTCAAGAATAAATAAATCACTTAGAAAGTGGAATTGCTAATGATTAAAAATTTTAAAGACATAGTTATATTATTAATAACAAGTGGTGTTTTAATTTTATTAGGTATCATTATTATTGGAGACTATTGGGTAGCTGTTAAAGAAGATAGACCTATAGATGACAGCATAATCGTACTTATGAAAATGTCAGTGACAGGTTTAATTGGAGTTATTGGTGGTTACATTGGTGGTAGTAAATGAGAGATACTAAAGCGATAGAGAGCTTTTTAAAAGAGAAATACAAAAAAATTACTGAGATGAGTTTGTTTAGAAACCTGAAAAAAGAAGTAGAAACAGGCGCTAGTGGAACTCAAGATTACGTAATAAAAAAAGGACCTAACAAAGATAAAATAGCAAAAAAATAGAAAGTAAACATGGAACCAGAACAATTAGTAGAACAACTTAAGAAAGCCTTGTCTAGAAGAGTGAATCAACTAGCATTATCGGTCACATCAGGAGGTGTTGACAATATGGAAACATATAAGTATATAATAGGACAAATAAACGCATTGGAATCAGTGCGTCAGGAAATCTCTAACCTGCAACAAGATGAAGGAGCAAAAGATGAAAATACGGGAACCGTTGTCGACCTTAAAGGAAGAAGTCCCAAAAATTAAAACAGGACTTTTAGACAAATACGAGAAAGAACCAGTAAAAAAAGTTACTACTGAAACTACTAAACTTCCGATGCCTACGGGCTGGAGAATGTTAGTCTTACCTTTTAGAATGAATGAGAAAACTAAAGGTGGAGTTTTATTAGGAACGGAAACAATAGATAGACAACAAGTTGCATCGCAGTGCGGAAACGTAATTGCTATGGGACCTGATTGTTATAACGACCCAAAAAGATTTAACGATGGTCCATGGTGCAAGGTGGGAGACTGGGTAGTCTTCGCACGTTATGCCGGATCACGAATAGAGATTGATGGTGGAGAAGTTCGTCTTCTTAATGATGACGAAATTTTAGCAACCGTACAGGATCCAACAGATATCCTGCACAAATATTAACATAGGAAGGACACTATGCCAGAAGAAAATGTAAGATCGAGCGAAAAGCCGGTTGAGTTAGATACATCAGGACCAGAGGTCGATGTATCTTTAGAAGATACTAAAGAGGAAGCGGTAGTTAATACTGCTCCAGAAACCACGGAACAGGAAACAGTAATAGAAGAAGTTAAAACTGAAGAAACTAAAAAAGAAGATGATTCTAATTTAGAAGATTATAGCAGAGGTGTGCAATCTAGAATTGCTAAACTTACTCGTAAGATGAGAGAGGCAGAACGTAAAGAAGCTGCTGCTCTTGAATACGCTGCTGCAGTTGAAAACAAAAGAAAACAAGAACAGGATAGGTTTAATAAAACTAATTCTGAATATACAGCTAAATTTGAAGAGAACGTAAAAACTGGAATGGAGTCTGCAGAAAGAGAACTTTCTTTAGCTATCGAAGCCGGTGATGCATCTGCTCAAGTTTTAGCTAATAAAAAAATTGCTGAGTTAGCTTTTGAAAGTGCTAAACTTAAGCAAAGAAAACAAACACAACCCGTTGAACAGGAAACTCCTGTACAACTATCAGACGGTGGTAGGTTACCAAATCAAACACCACAACAAATGCCTCAAGCTGACCCTATGGCTGAAGATTGGGCAAGTAAAAATACATGGTTCGGAACAGATAGAGCCATGACATTTACTGCGTTCGAAATTCACAAGGATTTAGTAGATAAAGAAGGTTATGACCCTAAATCAAACGAATATTACGAAGAAATTGATAAAAGGATTAGAGTTGACTTTGGCCACAAATTTGGTAATACTGATACTAAGCAAACGAACAGGGCCGTTCAGTCGGTAGCTTCGGCTAACAGAAGCTCAAAACCTGGTCGCAAAACTGTGAGACTCACATCTTCACAGGTAGCAATAGCTAAAAAATTAGGTGTGCCACTAGAAGAGTATGCAAAACAATTAAAACTCACGGAAGGAGCATAAGCATATGACAAACGAAAACGAAAAGAACCTTTCTCGTGCGGCTGGAACTCGGACAAAAACTGAACGTCCAAAAGAGTACAAGCCCCCATCATCTTTAGATGCACCACCAGCGCCTGACGGATTTAGGCACAGATGGATAAGAGCAGAGTCTATGGGTTTCAATGATACCAAGAACATTCATGGTAGATTGAGATCTGGTTATGAGTTAGTGAGAGCTGACGAATACGATGACGATTCTTACCCGACTGTCTTAGACGGAAAACACGCTGGAGTGATCGGAGTAGGTGGCCTTCTCCTGGCAAGGATACCGGAAGAACTCGCACAAAGCCGTGTTGAATATCAGCAAAGACAAACTGAAGGTCAAGACGAAGCTATAGAAAACGACTTACTGAAGGATCAGGACAAACGAATGCCGATGAAATTCGAGCGTTCTAGCAAAAACTTCGGTGGCAGTAAGAAATAATATTTCTTTAACCAACGATTAAATTAAACCGAACTGGAGGCCGCTAACGCGGCAGGTTCACTAAGGAGAAAATAACTATGGCAAATAGAAACACCGTAGGATTTGGTCTTATAGCTCAAGGTAACGTTGGTTCATCCGACGCTAACCAGGGTCAAGGCAAATACTACATAGATGCTAACTACGGCGTTGCAATGTTTCAGGGATCTGTTGTTCAGTCAAAAGCTGGATACATCGCTGATGCGGAAGCAGCACGTACTAGACTAACTATTGGTATACTTAATGGAATTTTTTACAACGCGGCTACTACACAGAAGCCAACTTGGTCAAACCATTATGTTGCTAATACAGTACCAGCAAACTCAGAAGATATTACTGCGTTTGTAATTGATAACCCTTTGCAATTGTTTGCAGCTAGCGCTGATGGCGCAGTAGCAGCAGCAACTTATGGGTTAACAGCAAGTATGACTCAGGCAGTGCCTGCAGGAAGTACTTCATCTGGTCAATCAAGTAAACAATTAAACGTTGCAGCTAACACTAGCGCAACAGATAACCAATTCAGACTATTAAGATCTGCAGAGGATGTTGAGAATGAAGATGGAACAGTAGCAAATTCTACTGTTATCGTTACTCAGAATCTTAACCAATACATGCAGAACACTGGTACGGCTGGAATAACTTGGCAATAATAGGAGTATAACGACATGGCAATATCACGAGCACAGCTAGTTAAAGAACTAGAACCAGGTCTGAATGCACTATTCGGACTAGAGTACAAAAGGTATGAAAATCAGCACGCTGAAATTTATACAACGGAATCATCAGACAGAGCTTTTGAAGAAGAAGTAATGTTATCTGGTTTCGCTAACGCAGATGTAAAAGCAGAAGGTCAAGGCGTATCATATGATGATGCACAAGAGACTTATACTGCAAGATACACTATGGAAACGATCGCGCTAGCTTTCGCTATCACAGAAGAAGCAATAGAGGACAACCTTTATGACAGACTTTCTTCTAGATACACAAAAGCACTAGCAAGATCTATGTCTAACGCTAAAGAAGTTAAAGGCGCAGCACCATTGAACAACGGTTTACCAGCTATTGCAGCTGCAACTGCTTTTCAAACAGGTGATGGCGAAAACTTACTTTCGCTAAATCACCCAACAATTGCGGGTACTGTAGCGAATACTTTAGGTACGCAGGCTGACTTAAACGAAACTTCATTAGAACAAGCATTGATTGATATCGCTGCTATGACTGATGAAAGAGGTTTGAGAATAGCTGCAAAAGGAGTTAAAATGATAATTCCTTCTGCGAATCAGTTCAATGCTGAAAGACTTATGAAGTCTCAAGGTAGAACTCAAACTGCTGATAATGACATCAATGCAATCAACTCAATGGGTATGATTCCTCAAGGTTACAGAGTGAACAATTTCCTAACTGATGCTGATTCTTGGTACATTTTGACTGACGTTCCAAATGGTATGAAGATGTTCTCAAGAACTCCGTTGACTACGTCAATGGAAGGAGACTTCGATACAGGCAATGTTAGATACAAAGCTAGAGAAAGATACGCTTTTGGCGCATCTGACTTTAGAGGTATCTTCGGTTGCGAAGGTGCGTAAGCAATAATCATTTTTGTGGCCGAACATGTTTCGGCCACATTTAATTAGTAGAAAGAAAAAACAATGAAAAAATTCACAGTAAAAATATGGGCATATGATCACTACGCAAAATTTAATGTTGACGCGGAAGATAATGCTATTTCTTTAGAACAGTCTATCCTTGACAAATTGGGAGATAAGAGTATAAACTGGGAATATCTCGGAAACAGCTATAATAACGAGATAAATCGAATAACTTATGAGGAGGTTATAGATGATACAAGACCTATACAAAGCAAAAAGGTCCTTGGAGTTGAAGTGGGAACAGGAGCATCTATCTAATGACAGATACACTCTTGAAATGGTCAGAATTGATGACAAAGTCAAACAGATCATTACTGACATTAAGCTGGAAGAAGCAGCTATTGCCCACAGGCAGAATAACGTTGAAGGCGTTGCTCCGCAAGTTTCTGTAGCTACTTAGAACAAAAGCTACATCGCTGAAATCGCACTTTTACTGTAGGATCTCTTGCACTCTACTCAAAAATAACATATAATATTATCACTATACATTTAATAAATGATGAATGCTGACGCGTATAGTCGACAACCCTAGGGACAGTATTCAGATATCTAGGAGGATATTAATATGGCAAATACTACATTCTCAGGACCGGTTCGATCAGAAAACGGTTTTGAACAAGTAACAAAAAATGCAACAACAGGTGCATTTACAACTAGCGCTACTTACGGAGCAACTATTACTGGTGGTGTTCAATCATTATCAGGAGCAGGTGCAGTTGATTTAACTAATTTAATAACTGAATTAACTACTACTGGAGCTGATGCATTAACTTTAGCTGATGGCACAACTTCAGGACAAGTTAAAATCGTTACTATGATTGTTGACGGTGGAGATGGAACTTTAACTCCAGTTACTTTTGCAAATGGAACTACAATTACGTTCGATGCGGTAGCTGAATCAGTTACTTTAGTTTGGAATAGCACTATTGGTTGGGTTGCTACTTCAGTTCAAGGTGCAACAATAGCTTAATAATTAATTAATGTGGGCTTCGGCCCACATAAAATTTAAGGAGAAAAATATGTCATCAATATCGTCAAAAGTAAGACAATCAGTTGTGTTAACAGCAGATGGACAACTTCAAGCTTTAGTAAATGGAACAGCTACTAACCTTCAAAAAATAAATATCATGAATATTTTTGGACTAGCTAGTGCAGCTGATGCTGAAATTAAAATTTATAATGAAACCGGTGATAGTAAAACAGCAGCTAAATTAGTTTTTCATGCTAAATTTGGAACAGGGGCAAATTCAAATCATGAATTTACATTACCTGGATCTGGAATTTATTGTGATGAAGGTGCATACGTGGATTTAACTAATTGTGATTTTTGTTACGTAATAGGAACATTTTAAGGGGTTAGCCAATGGCAAACACTACTTCACAATCTTATTCATTCGATCAGAATTTTTCAATTGATGAAATTATTGAAGACGCTTACGAGCGTATTGGTTTACAAGGTACAGCCGGACATCAATTAAAAACAGCAAGAAGATCATTAAACATAATGTTTCAAGAATGGGGAAACAGAGGGATTCATTTTTGGGAAGTTGGAAATGCTAATATTAATTTAATACAAGGTTCTTCTACAAATGTAGATGCAACTGCAGAAGGTTCAGGGACCTACACATTTTATAGAAATGCTACAGATGTACCTGGAGGTGGAGAACCACCGCAAGCTGTAACAACACCTGTTGCAAATATTTATGGTATTACTGATATTTTAAATTGTACATATAGACAAAACTACAATACTACAAATCAATCAGACACAGGACTAACTAAAGTTGCAAGAGATTCTTATTCAGCAACAGCAAATAAAGCATCACTTGGAACACCTTCACAATTTTGGGTTCAAAGATTTATAGATAAAGTTACTATTACTGTTTACCCTTTACCCAATGCAACAGCAGCAGGAAATTTTTTAAATGTTTATTATGTTAAAAGAATTCAAGATGTTGGAGCTTACACTAACGCATCAGATGCGCCTTATAGATTTATGCCTTGTATGGTTTCAGGGTTGAGTTATTATTTATCTATGAAGTTTGCACCACAACGAACACAGGAGATGAAGTTGTTGTACGAGGATGAATTTGCTAGAGCATTAGCTGAAGATGGTTCTGCAGCTAGTACATTTATTACTCCGAAGACATACTATCCAAATATATAATGGCTAAAAGATATGAAACATCTATGGGTACTTTTAAAAATAGTAAATCAGAACTACAAGGTCTTTCTAGAAAAAAATTAATACAATTATTAGAAGAAGAACCTGCTTTAACTGCTATTCAAGAATTATTAAATAGTTATAGTACAGGTGGCAACGTAGAAAAAGCTATGGGACCTGGTGGTAAAAAATAATGGCTAGATTTGCAAAAGGTAGAAGAGCATTAGCAATTTCTGATAGATCAGGAGCAGCATTTCCATATAATGAAATGGTTAAAGAATGGAATGGATCTTGGGTTCATAATTCTGAATTTGAAGCTAAACAACCACAACTAGAACCACATCCCGTTGGTGCAGATCCACAAGGATTAATGCATGCAAGACCAGCTAGAGTAGAGTTTCCTACATTAGATATTTTACAAAATAATCCTTTTCAAACCTATCAAGTAGGTTCTGCAATTATCAATGTTATTTTACCGGGTCATGGTTATACAACAGGTGATGTAAAAAGATTTAGAGGATCACCCACTACAGCAGGTGCTTTTAATACACCAAATAGTGTAGGAGGTATAACAGGATCTACGATTGCAAAAGCTGCTGGATATACTATAACTGTAGGTAAATTTATTAATGGTGCTACAAATACAGATCTTTCTAACGGAACAGATTGGTTTTATTTTAGCGCTGACACAAACGCAACAAGCGTTGTAAACGGAGGAGGAGGTTTTCCAGTCTCAGTTGGACCGGTAACTTTACAAGCATAATGGCAGGATATACTTATTCAGAATTAACCGATGACATTAGAAACTACACAGAAGTAGATAGTAATGTATTTACTGCTGCAGTAATAAACAGATTTTTAGAAAACGCTGAACATAGAATTAACTTAGAGTGTCCTATGGATTCAGATAGAAAACAAGCAGAAGCACAATTTGCACAAAATTTTAATTCAATTACAATGCCAACTAAAGCTTTATTTGTAAGAGGTATAGAAGTATTTAATTCTACAGTTAATACCGAGGGCCAAGGTCAATGGTTAGAGAGACGTGATCAGACATTCATATCAGAGTATGTAGGAGAACTAACAGGTGATTCTGGAGGACAAACAGGTCAAGATGTAACCGGTCTTCCTAAGTATTATTCTATGTTTGGTGGAGCAACAACGGGAGAAAATTCAGCTACATCAGGAGCGGTTTATCTTGCACCAACACCCGATGCTAATTATAAATATATTATTCATTATAACGTAATGCCTGGAGGTTTAGAGGACAATACGGGTGGAACTTATATTAGTAATTATTTCCCTCAAGGGTTATTATATGCGTGTTTAGTAGAGGCATTTATGTTCTTAAAAGGACCTCAAGATATGTTGACACTATATGAAAATAAGTATAAAACTTCTTTACAATCCTTTGCAGCAATGCAAATTGGAAGAAGAAGAAGAGACGATTACACGGATGGTACAATAAGAATACCAATCGAGTCACCGCCTCAGTAATTAGGGGATAAAAAATTATGGCAATAACATCAGCAATATGTAACAGTTTTAAAACAGAGATTTTAACAGCAGTTCACAATTTTACAGCAACAACAGGTGACACATTTAATTTAGCTTTATACACAAGTAGTGCTACTTTAGATAAAACAACAACAGCTTACAGTGATACAAACGAAATTACAAATGATGCAGGTTCAGCTTACACTGCAAAAGGAGAAGCACTTACAAGTGTAACACCGGCTTTATCTGGCGACACAGCTTGTTGTGATTTTGCAGACGTGTCTTGGACATCAGCATCTTTTACAGCTAACGGTTGTTTAATTTTTAATGACTCTGCAGCAGGCGATCCATCAGTTTGTGCGATTGCATTTGGCGGAGATAAAACTGCAACTAACGGAACTTTTACAATTCAGTTTCCAACAGCTGACGCATCAGACGCAATTATCAGAATAGCATAGGAGTAAAACATGGCTGACGTTACAGTATTAGTAACGGGTCAACAAGCCATTGTTAACCCTACAACATGGAATGCATCCAATGTAAATTGGGGCGCAGGTTCATGGAACGTGGGTGGTGATCTAGATCAAAATATTCTTCAAGGTTGGGGACATCCTCAATGGGGACAAGCAGATTGGGGTGACGCAGATTATTACGATACAGGTTGGGGTAGAGATAAATGGGGATCACAAGTTTGGGGTGGTACATTTAATGTTGATGTAATTCTAAATGGAGTTAGTGCAACTACAGATGTAGGGTCTTTAACAAATGTTATTTCAGTATCTGAAACTTTAACAGGAATTGAGTCAACATCAGACGTAGGAAGTTTAACACTTGATATTTCAGTATCTCAAACTTTAACAGGTCAACAAGCAACATCAACGACAGGGTTATTAGACCCATCAGATTTAATTATAGGTTTAACTGGATTAAGTGCAACATCAACAACAGGTTCTTTAGATCCGGCAGATGTTATAGGTTTAACTGGATTAGAATCAACTTCTACAATTGGAGATCTATTAATACCAAATGTTGGAATTCCTTTAATAGGACTTGAAGCAACATCGGCATTAGGAGAATTTGTTATTGAATCAGGAGTTGTTGTTGCCCCATCTGGAGTAGGTTCTACTTCTGCATTAGGTAATGTAATAGTTCCAAATGAAGATGTATCTTTAACAGGACTTGAAGCAACATCTAGTTTAGGTAATCCAACAATCAGCATCTCAGTATCTCCAATTTTAACAGGAGTTGAATCAACATCAGCAGTAGGTTTATTGGCTCCGGCAGACGTTATAGGTTTAACAGGAGTTCAGTCAACATCAGCAGTTGGAGTAATATCTCCAACAGAAATGACAGTTGGATTAACGGGCCAAGAAGCAGTGTCTAGTGTTAATGCAGAAGGTTTAATTCTTAGATACTATGGAGATCTTGTACCTAAAACAAGCACAGGATACACAACAGAAACACCTAAGACATCAGTCAGTGGTTACTCTGCTAAAACACCTAAAACAAGTACAGGATATACAACTAAAACACCTTAGTTTATGTTTGACTTAAACATGAATTAACAATATAAATAACAACAATTAGGAGTACAAAATTTATGGCATCTACATACACAACTCTCGGTATAGAGATAATGGCTACTGGCGAAAACGCTGGTACTTGGGGAACAAAAACTAACGCAAATTTAAATTTAGTAGAACAAATTACTGGTGGATATTTAGAAGTATCAATTGCTGGTGGTGCACAAACAACAGAATTAGATGTTGATGACGGAGCTTTAACAGGTAAAGCTCAAAATAGAATTATAAAACTTACAGGTACAATTACAGGAAATCAAACGGTAACCTTACCGGTTTTGATGGAAAATTTTTACATTATTCAAAATGCAACTACAGGTGCATACACTGTTGAATTAAAAGCAGTTTCCGGTTCAGGGGCCACGGTCACTTGGGCAACGACTGATAAAGGTTGGAAAATAGTATATGCAGATGGTGTTGCAACAAACACAGGTATTTACGACACAGGTTTTTCAACAACAGATGGAGATGTAACTCTTACTGGAACACAAACTTTAACCAACAAAACTTTAACTAGTCCTAAAATAAATGAAGATGTAGTTGTAACTTCTACTGCAACAGAATTAAATATATTAGATGGAGTAACTTCTACTGCAACAGAATTAAATTATTCTGATCTTGCAACACTAGGTACTACTGCTGCTTCAAAAGTATTTACAGCAGATGCTAACAATCTAACAACAGTTTCAGGTGCTGTAGCAAATGTAGAAGATACATTAACAGATGGTGCTACAATAACTTGGGATGTAATTGATTCTCCAGTTGCTAAAGTTACATTAGCTGGAAACAGAACTTTATCTGCACCAAGTGGAACTACTCCTATTGCTGGACAATTTATATCATTACTTATTATTCAAGATGGCACAGGTGGCAGAACTATTACTTGGAACGCAGTTTACGAATTTGCAGCAGATACTGCACCGACATTAACAGCAACAGCTAATCTTGGCGACTTGTTTACCTTTAGATATAATGGTGCAAAGTGGTTAGAGGTTGGAAGAAATTTAGCATTAACTTTATCATAGGATTATTATGTACGCATTAGTAGAATCAGGAACAATAACAAAATACTTTAGTTATCCTAAAGGCTTTACTCTAGGAGACAACCAATACCCAGCAGACATATTTATGAAATGGTCTGTTGCAGAAAAAGAAGCTATTGGAATTTATGAAGTAGTATTTGATAACTCAAATAAAAAAGATGAGAAATGGTACATCAATACTAATCAATCTTATGCTTTTGCTGATGGAACTGTAACTGCAAGTTATGGAACAGCTTTTCCTAAGGCTCATGCAGATAGTTTATGGACACAACAAGATTCAGATGATGGAGATTTACCTGATGATAAAGAAGTTGGAGATGTAAAAGTTGAGGGTTTAAAAACACAATTAATTAAAACTATCAAACAACAAGCAAGTGGATTATTAGCACCTACTGATTGGTATGTTGTTAAAGCAAGTGAAGTATCTGATTATTCTGTACCAACTAATATTGCAACATATAGAGCAAGTGTTAGAACTAAATCAAACGAAATGGAAACTGCAATTACAAA